TTTCAAAATACTTTTTAGTTACTTTTGTGATTTTCATATAAAATACCCTCCAAACACCCATTGTTTTTAATCGTTTCTTGTTTATTTTGGTCGGTTTTCATAAGCAGTTATTACCTCCTTTAATTAGCCTGTCTTTCCTGTAATTCACTCAACAACTCTTTTGTCAACTCCCTATCCTCTAATCTATACAGAGCCAATACAACTTGTGCGTCCCTAATCTTAAACAAGTCCTTTAGGTCATACTTTGTAAAGTCATAGTTCATCTTATCCCCTCTCTAGCCTTTAGCCAATAACTCTTCTCTGTTCAATCTCTTTAGTTGATAATATGTTTTATACATTGTTTCCCCTTTCTGTTAGTTTCCCTTTACTTAATATAATCTGTACCATAATGACTATTAAAGGCTTTAGCTAGGCTTGTAAATTTCTTACCATTACGCACTATAAAAGCCTCTGCCCCTTTAAATGTCTTATAATATCTGGACTTGTATAGCCTGTCTATTGTAGTAACTTGATACCTGTTTTTTTGTTCCCATTCTTTTATAAACACATCTTCGCCTTGATAATCTTCTCTTATATAGATACTGCCTTTAATCTCATTATCTACAATAATATCTCTTGAGATGCCTCCACCCACTTTGTTGTCTTTATATTCTATCATATATCCTCCTTTGGTTGATTTCCCTTTATAGTTTCGGTGTTACTTACATATTGGTAAACATATCCAATCGAATGGCTCATGTATCATACTTGCTAAATACTTATCTATTTTACCAAACTCATTAAGTATTGAATTATAACAATCAATAGTCATAATTCTAGTTTGTTTATTCATTATATCAAATTTACGCCAATATTAAAGCTTATATCCTGTATGCTTATTCATAATATACCCCCTTAGCCTTTAGGCTGTTATATTCCAAATTCTACCTTGTAGCCTGGATTTTTAGCTTGTACTGTTTTCAATACTTCCATAGGACTTACGCTTTCTGTGAACGGCGTCGGGATCGTATCGGTTCCAAATAGGTCAATAATTTTTGGATCATTTTCAAACCTTGCCATCCAGCCTTGTTTACTATTTATTAATTTGATGTTTTTCATTCCATACCTCCCATTGTTATATTGTTATATTGTTATATTCTGTACGCTTAATATAAGTATACCACATTATAACTAAAAGTCAAGCCCTTGTCAAGCTTTTTATTTAAATAGTTTCATACCCATTAAATATCTTTTCATACCTATTGACTCCGTCGACATAATATGATATACTTATAGTACCAAGATGTAACCTCGCAACAATCCTTAATGAAATATATAAATCTACCATTTAATAATATCTCAAACAACAAATATAGAGCTATGTTTATTCTACACTTAGCTGGTTATACTTCAAGGGAAATATCCTCTTATATGTTCACAAGCTGGAGTATGGTTGCAAGGGTAATTCGTGCTTGTTATAAACTATATCCTGATTTCAAGGTTCACATATTCTAGTATAAGTAAAAGCATACGTTACTATGTTTAAACAATAATAAAGGCTTAGAATGGAAACTAGACACAATAAAACAACACCTGTTAAAGATTGGGAAGCAAAACTTGCAGAGTTCGACAAACAACAAGCAAAGTCTGACAAAGCATACTATTCCCATACTATACATATAAACAACCCTAGAGATTTAAACAATATCAAACACCATAAGAATGGCAGACAAAAGAAAACTATAAACTATGAGTGAACAGCATAAGAACAGCTTAAAATACAACCGTATGATAAAAAATATACCTACATCATCAACACTAGCAGAAGCAGGACGCAAAGCAGGCTATGCTCCAAGCACCTGCAAGAGTAATATATATAGTATGGAGAACAAGATAAGACTTGACCTTGCTAAACTAGGCTATACAAAGGAAGCTATACAAGCTGAGTTCGAGCGACTATCAGCTAAATGTGAGCAAATAGGCGACATGTCCAACGCAGTCCGCAGTACAGAGAACATAGCCAAGCTATCCCACCTATATAATGAAGGTACTAATACTAATACTGCTATATTCAACCTCACACCAGAGGACAGTGCCAAACTAAGAGCTAAGCTCAACAATACCAAGGACTTAGAACAGAATAAACCTATATAGATAGGTAGGCACCCCCAAGGCACCCCCAAGGCACCCCCTAGTATAGGTATAAACACGCTCACTAAACTATATACCAAAATGAAACTTATTAAATATGTTTAGAAAGTATAGAAGAATGACTAAGGAAATGATGATACGCTTAGATGAAAAAATCAGAATCTATAGAGGTTCGCCAAGTGTGCAAGTAACATACGAAGACTTAGCTCAGATATTAGAAGACATAATAGTCATACATAAACAAGACAATGAAGTTGGGTTTAATGGGAAGCAAGAGCCGAAGTAACTGGTCAATCAACCACTGCATGAAACTAGAGTGTCTAAACAAAGGCATAGCATGCGATACCTGTAGGATGTATATCAACTATGAGCCGAATACTACTATTCACAAGCAAGACATGTCCGAACTGCCCATCAGTAAGAAAACAACTAAAGGGTAAAAGCTACGTAGAACACTATATAGACACAGTAGATGGACAAGCAGAGGCAGCCTATTATGACGTATTATCAGTTCCTACAGTTCTGTTTATTGATGGAGGAGAACAAGGAAGATTCACAGGAGTCCTACCAGATGGATGGGAGACATATGTATGAACTAGTATCAGATAAGAACCTGATATTCATAGAAGCCCAAGAACAAGGAGACAGAACCCAACCCATAGTCATATATGAAGAAGATGACACTTGGTACTTGAGAACATACCCTTTATGGAAAAACTAACACAAGAAGAAGCTGACAAACTATACAAACTATTCTCCAACGACCTAGGTGAGTTCGTTGAATACTTCCTAGAACACTTCCTTACCTGTAGTGTACCAGACTTCCACCGTGAAATCTACAAACTCGTCTCCGACTCAGGGCGGTTAGTCCTAGCTGCCCCTCGTGGATTCGCTAAAAGCACTATAGATACAGTATTCTACCCCTTATGGGCTGCATTATTCAAGAAGAAGAAAGATATTATCATATTCTCAGCATCAGAAGGCTTCGCAGTAGACTTTCTTAGAAAGATTAAGATGGAACTAGAAGGTAATCCTAAGATTGTAGCCTTCTTCGGAGATATGAGAAGTCCTAAGTGGTCTGAAAGCCATGTTATTCTAAGTAATGGAGTTACCATAAGAGCTAAAGGGGCTGGTTCACAGGTTAGAGGGGCTAGACCAGACTGTATTATCTGTGATGACATAGAAACAGACGATTCAGTAGAGAGTGAAGACCAGCGTAAGAAGCTTAAGAACTGGCTGTTTAAAGCATGTTTGAATACTTTGTTACCAGAGGGTCAGTTTATCATAGTAGGTACAGTCATACACCCATTAAGCGTACTGAGTGACCTATTAGCAATGGATAACGGTTGGATTAAACGTAGATATCAAGCTTATCACGATGGATTGCAAAAAGAAGGTAATGAGTTATGGGTAGAATTGTGGAATCACGAGAAGTTACAGGTCAGAAAACGAGAAATAGGGTCAACAAGGTTCTCTGCTGAGTACCTAAACAACCCATTGTTTGATGAATCTGCACCTATCAAAGAAGAAGACATTAGATACTGGAAAACTCTTCCCGAACAATACTCCTCTGTTATCGCAGTTGACCCTGCGTACTCAGATGACAACACAGCCGATTACAAAGTGGCGGTACTGGTTATGTGTGACACTTCATCAAATAGGTTCCTTGCACACTACATCAGAACCCATAAGCCACTCGGAGAGTTCCAAGACGCAATTATTAACTTATTTCTTCAGCATAAGCCTACTCTTACTGGTCTTGGTATTCCTAATAGTGGAGTTGAAAAGAGTTTCTATGCTTCCTTTTTAAATAAATGCCAGGATAGAAAAGTATATCCACCTATAACTGAGTTGAAGAATGTATTTACTAACGCTGCTACAAACGTTAGTTCAAGAAATAAGAAATCACGAATTACTGCTGCCTTACAACCTTTGTTTGAACAAGGTAAATATTATATAGGCAGTGAACACATAGAAGCTAGAGATGAACTTTTAACCATAGGTTCCTCAAGAAATGATGACTTAGTAGATGCAATGGCTTACGCAGAGCAATTAATACAGCCTTATGCTGCATCAGCTATGGAACAGAGACAAAGTGAATATCTTGAGACAGCACCTATAATACAGGAGAACTACGGATTATAATTGCTAAGAAAACCCCTAAAGATTTAGTCAGCCTCGTCAAACAGAAGGTTGATGACTCAATAGCACTCACAGGTACCTGGGAACAGAACAACGTTAAATGGTACAAGATGAGGTATCGTATTAAGAAACAGAAGAACTTTCCATTTGTGGGTTGTGCTAACATACGTATGCCTACCATAGAAACAAAGATTAGGAAATTAAAGGCTGCATTAGTAAATGTAATATTTGGCATACGCCCTATAGTACAGTGTGTACCTACGCCTAGTGGTAATTGGGACACAGCTTATAAAATAGAGAAGTTCTTAGACCACTTGATAATGGATGTTATTAATATTAAGCCTAAGAGTATTATAGGAATAGACCGTGCTCTTGAAAAAGGTTTCTATTTGTTTAAGCCTTATTGGAAGACAGACATTGTTACAAGGACAGAAGAGTATTCTATAGATGATTTGTCTCTAAAAGAATCAGTACAGTTGTACTCTATGCAGACTACACCAGATATGATAGCACAGGCTCTTGTTAAGAAGTTTGATATAGATATGCAGAAGAAGGTAGCAGAGCATAATCGTAAAGAAGTTGAAAAGGCAGTAAAAGAAATACAGTCTGGTAAGACAGAGATTAAGTTGAATGTATTAGATATTCTATATGATTTTCCAGATGTAGCATTATGTGAACCAGAAAAGACATATGTATCAGCAGACGCAGGTTATGACCCACAGTCAGCAGAGTGTATAGTACATGAGTTTGAATTAGATTATCATTCAATACAGATGCGTGGTGAGAACAATGGTTGGGATGTAGATGAAATACTAGATATGAATGAGATAGCTGATAGATATAAGAATGCATCTAGTGGTGGTAATACTGTTTCAGATAAAGAAATTGATACAGAGAAAGATTTAAGAGAAGGAATCGATAGATTAAACAAATCAAACAAGATTAAGATATGGGAAGCATATGGTTGGTTTGACCTTAAGGGTAATGGAGATTTAACTAAGTGTGTTATAACTGTAGCACCTGAGTTTGACAAGCTTCTAAGAAAGATTTCTCTACCCTTCTATAGTGGAAAATACCCCTTCGTAAAACTATTTTATGAATTAACAGACGACAGGTGGTTTTCACATAGAGGGATTCCAGAGTTAATAGAAGATATTGTTAAAGAAATAGATATGCAGCATTGTCAGAAGATAGACCAGCAGACTATGCGTAACACTCCAATGTTTACTCATAGAGCAGGTATGGTTAATAAGAATGCTATGCAGTTTATCTTTGGTCAATCATTACCTGTACAGGGCATGCAACCACTAGACGATATAATCAAACCTTTGAATAACAACAATCCTAATGTTGAGTTCTCCTATGAGAGAGAGCAGATGTTATTAGAAACAAAGGTTGAAGAACTTATTGGTCAGGTTGACTTCTCTTTACAGAGCATGATTAATAAACGTCAGCCTAGGACACTAGGTGAAGTTGAAATGCAGAATCAGAATATGCAACAGGTATTCTCATTAGATGCTAGTTTGTTTATATCAGCTTTTCAAGATTTGTTTTCTTGGATATGGGAATTATGGTGCCAGTATGGTTCTGATGAATATGAGTTTTCTTATTTTGGTCAAGACGGTTATGAACCTATCAAATTAACCAAAGAAGAAATACAAGGTAAATATAGTATCAATGTTCGTGGTAATGACCAGAATACTAATCCTCAGAATAGAATGCAGAAAGCACAGCAGACATACATGCTTACACAGAATCAATCGTTGTTACAAAGTGGTGTTATTAAACCACACCATATGGCTGGTATAGTTGATTATATATTAAAGACATTAGATGTACCTGACCATGAAAAGATGCATGAATCACCAGAGAACATGATGAAAGAAATGCAACAACAACAGCAACAGCCGCCACCAGATGATATTAAGGTTAAGAGTGACGATTTAACTGATGCTGAAATGGCACAAGTATTAAAGAAGCGTGGAATAGAAACTGATAAACAAGGTAGAAGTATTCGTAACGAAATGAAAGTTACTGACAAAAAATCCGAATTGCAATCTTCAAAGATGGATAATTTAGAAAAAGTCTTTAAGATGGCATCCGAGAGCCAAGCCCAGGAGGGTGTAAATGTCCAAAGACCTAAAAAAGCGTAAGGTAAAGAATAAGATAGTAAAGAAAGTAATAAAGAAAGTAGATTTACCAGAACAGGGTTATGAGCAAGATTTAATAAGCAGAATGGAAGATTGTAGAACAGTAGTAAATGATTTAGCACGTTCACCAGTATGGAGAGTTGTTTATAATGATTTACAATCCTCTAAACAGCTATTAGATGATAACTGGCAGAATATAACTGATGAAAAGAAACTAAACGAAGCCAGAATTATAAAAATGGCTAACATGCATATCTTAACATTAAAAGATAAGTACCAAGAAGAGTTGACTGCCTTAGAGGCTGATTTTGATAAGTTCAGAAACCAAGACAAAGTTGTTATAAAAGATTATGACCCAAAATGAAAAAGAAACAAAAGCCTAAGCGTAAATACACCCGTAAGGTTGATAGACGTATGCACGACTACGGAGAAATAGATTTTGATAAGAAACAGATAAGAGTTAACCCAAGATTGGGTGGTTTACTAAACACCATAGTTCACGAGGAACTACATAAGACGTATCCAGATAAGAACGAGAAGTGGATAGGTAAAAGAGCTAAAAAAGATGAATCAGAATTAACAGTTAAACAAGCTATGGGTTTATTAAAACAATACAAGGAGGTTAGCAATGGCAGCAAGAAAGGGTAGTTGCGGTGGTACGCCAAGAGTAGGCAAAGTAGGAGATGCAAAACCAAGAGGTAGAGGCGGAAGAGGCAGAAGGAGAAAATAATGCCAAATGACCAAGACTTGAAACAATTAACAGATTTAATATATGGTGAAGGTGCTTCTACAAGTCCTGAAGTAATGACCATGATAGGTTCTACTGTTCTTAATAGAATTGAATCTGGTCGTACAGAAGAATTTGGTGGTAATATGCAGGAAGTTATAAACAATCCAAATGCTTATTATGCCGCACAGGATAATACAGACTTATACCAGCAAGGTGTTACAGGAAACTTTCCTGATGAGATATCTCAAAAAGCTTATAAGAAAGCTATGGGAATTGCATCAGGTCTTATGAAAGGTACTATAGACCGTCATAAGGCTATGTTTTATTTTAAAGAAAAAGAAGAAATGAAGCTTCGTAAAGGTGGAAAAAAGTTATTTAATTTTGATGTTGTAAAAAGAGGTGAGGATTCAGGAGATTACCGCAC